TTATCTCTCATATACTTCCTTTTGTTTAAGTTTTAGATTCTTTGATCCCTTAGTTTTAAATATACTACATGTCTCATCTAAAAGCTATAGTTTTTTATCATATTTTTAATATTTTATTTTCCAATAACAGGGTATTTTTAGTTTACTAATAATAGAAAATCAAAATTGTAAAAAATCACATTTTATATACCTAATGTAAATTTTATTGTAAAAAATGGCATTTTTTATTTTCTAATGTAAACAACTGTCATTTTTTTTGCGTTTTCGTCTTATCAGGTAAATTTTTTTTGATTCCTTATGTAAATTTTTTCATTGTTTTTTACAATAAATGCATAACTAAATTATTTTTGCTTTACTTTTGACCCACAAGAGATTCTAAATCTTACGCCAAATGACTTTTTAATTAACATGTGGGAAAAAAAAGTGATGATTTACTTTACAGAATAAGCAGTTTTTGCATATTTTTCACATTACAAATTGTTAGTTATCAGCATGTTACGGTGATATATGTAAAGTGATGAAATATTTACATGTGAGCTAATACCACATAAAAAATATCATAAATGATTTAAATACATAGACTTATAGAAAATTTTGTATCTTTTTATGGTATTAGCCCTACAATAATAAAGCAAATTCTGTGAGAAAAAAATATGCAAATGCCATTTTAACCCACAAATATTGTGAATCTTATGCCAGAGGAAACTACGTTGGTGAGACCCCAACTTTTCATTTTTTTTATGTAATATGTTTTTTAAATAATTTCAAAACGATAACTTATTATAGACAGGTACTATAGGAGGAAAAACATCACACAGAAATGTGATTTTCATAAATAAAAAGTTATCTATACTCGTATCATCCGTGTAGGAATAACTAATTGACGCACGTTTTTCATTTTTCTAAAATTTTGTTTATTATGTAAATGAAAAAAGTCATAAAAAATGAAAAATTATACAAGGAATATGTATAAATGATTGATTTTAATAAGGGTATTAGTTTACATGTGAGCTAATACCATCCAATGAAAAATGTAAGTGATTGATTTCGGCTAATATATATAGGAATTTTGGAACAGGTATTAAGGTATTAGTTTAAAAACAAGGCAGCAGGTGAGATTAATAGTTTTTTTTGGTCATGAGTGGGTTCTTAATTCGTCTCACCGTATAGCTAATACCGATACCATGAGTAAAATTTCATCTTTACATAATAGAAACGACCTGTCTACCTCCCCTATGACTTTACTAAATGATAATAGTGTATAATGATGAAGATGTTTTATTTGTTTCTATTGCTCTATTGTTGATTATTTCTACTATTGTTACAAGTCTGGCCTATTGTTTTAAAATTGTTGAAGAAACATAATTTTTTATTTATTTCTATTTGTATGTTTTTAACTTATATTTATAATAGTCCCTTAAAAAGTCAAGGTAACAACTATGCAACAATATATATTAAAAAATGAAGATATTTTAAAAAGTTATTATGAGTATTGGTTAAAAGGTATTAAACCTTTAGCAATAATGGAAAAATTAAATCTCTCTAAAAGAAAGTTTAATGAACTTACACCAGATTTTTTAACTTATTGTAGACATAGACTAAAGTTTGACACAAGGGAAAGTCTGACAAGAAATGAAGAACCTGTTCTTGTAGAGCTAACAGATGACAGGAGGAAGGAATTTTTAGAGTGGATATTATCAGGACTACCTTATGACAAAGCAGCCCTAATGATGAATGTACCTCTTATAACTGTAACTGATTTTTGGTTTAAGGATGTAACCTTTAAAACAATGGTTGACATTGCTTCTGAGACATCAGTTGCACGTATGACAAAAGCACTTTTTAAAAGGGGTATAGGTTATAACTTACCATGTGAAGAGGTGTCAACAACAAAAGGAGTCACAGCAGAAGGTGTTACATTTGATTCAAAAACTACTACAAAAAAAATTAAACATTATCCGGGAGATATAACAGCACAGAAATTTTTCCTTTATAACAGAGCACCAGACAAGTGGTCAATTGATGGAGCTAAAACAAATGGAAGTGGTAAAGGAAAAATTATTGCTTATATTGACAGCCTTTCAGTTATAAATGATAATTTATTGGATAAATTCGATGAGGATCAAAAAGCCTTTGACGAAAAGTATAATGTAGAATAATATGGAATTATTTGCAAAACAAAAGTGGGCATTAAACAGGTCAGATTCCAGAATAAATCTCTGGCATGGTTCTGTACGTTCTGGCAAAACGGTCAATGTTGATTTTAGATTTATACAATCACTAAGAGATAGTACCGAGAACCTGCCAAGTGATGTCATTGAGATTATGATAGGTAAAACTATGGGTTCTCTAAACAGAAACGTGATTAACCCTATTTGTGGGCTTTTAGGCAATGAGGCGAAATATTTTTCAGGTAAGCAAGAACTACATATATGGGATCATATTATTCATTTAGTTGGTGCAAATGATGAACGGTCAGTGGGCAAAATACAGGGCTCAACTATACGAAAGGCTTTAGGTGATGAAGTCACTCTTTGGCCTGAATCTTTTTTTAAAATGTTAGATTCCCGGTTATCCATGGATGATTCTCAGTTTTTTGGAACAACAAATCCAGGACCACCAAATCATTATTTAAAAACAGATTATATGAACAGATATAAGGAACTTAATTTAAAATCATTTCACTTTGTTTTAGAAGATAATACCACTTTATCAAAAAGATTTATACAGGAAATAAAAAAAAGTTATACTGGTCTTTGGTATAGAAGATATATTTTAGGTTTATGGTGTGTTGCTGAAGGGGCTGTATTTGATTTTTTTGATGAAGATGAACATACAATAATTAAACACCCTCCAGCTCAATATTACATATTGGCCATTGACTATGGTACATCAAACCCTTTTGGTGCTTTACTAATGGGTGTTAATCATAATACAAAACCTAAGATATGGGCAGAAAATGAATTATATTTTGATTCCAAAAAAATGCAATATCAAAAAACAGATGGAGAATATTCTCTTGATTTAAAAAATTTTTGTAAAGGTTATTTAGGGCAGTACTGGCAAAATAAAATTTTAAAAACATACGTTGATCCATCGGCCGCTTCTTTTAAGTTACAATTAGAGAGAGATGGATTTTTGGGTGTGGAAGATGCTGACAATTCTGTTATGGATGGTTTAAGGACAAAAGCGACAATGCTAAAGAATGGCAACTATGCTATATGCACAAGATGTATAAATTACATTAAAGAAATATATGGCTATAGATGGGATGTCAAAGCACAAGAAAGGGGCTTGGATCAACCAATGAAAACTGGTGATCATCTTTGTGATGCTGGAAGGTATGGAGTACATTCTGAATTTAATGGTGAAGAAGTGGATATGGTTTCATTAACAGTTAAGTAGAAAGGTACACTTATGGCTGATTTTTTAAAAATAATACCAATGATTTTAAAACATGAAGGTGGTTATGTAAACGACAAGAATGATCCAGGTGGTGAAACTAATTTTGGGATAAGTAAGCGAGCTTTTCCTCTTGTGAACATTAAGACATTGACAGTTGAAAAAGCAACAGAAATATACAAAAAAAATTATTGGGATAAAATAATAGGTGATGAGATAAAAAATGAAAAATTGGCAGCCAATGTATTTGACTTCGCTGTCAATGCCGGAACAAAACAAAGCATATCAACTTTACAAAAAATAGTAGGGAGTACACCAGATGGAATAATGGGTATTGACACTTTAAGAAAAACAAACGTACAAGAAATTTTAAAAAGAGTCAAGCCTATTCCCACCCCAGATCCTAAGCCTTTACCTAAGCCAGAACCCAAGCCAGATCCTAAGCCTTTACCTAAGCCTTTACCTAAGCCAGAACCCAAGCCAGAACCCAAGCCAGAACCCAAGCCAGAACCCAAGCCCGTTCCTAATGTAGTAATAGAATATAAAAATAAACCATTTAGTGGGCTTTCATTAAATGATATATTTACAATAAAAAGAATAGAGTACTATAATTATATAGTGGAAAAAAATCCGATATTAAGTAAATTTTTAGTTGGTTGGAAAAAAAGGGCAAATTCATTTCTTTAGGAGGAAGGTATTATGTCAGTTATAAAAGATATACTAAGTGGCACTGGTGAGGGATTATTTTCCGGCCTAGGTAAGTTAGCAAAAAATATTAGGGAGAGTATAACAGGCAAGGAAGTGATAACGGCAGAGGAGAGAAAACTTTTAATGAACCAACTGGCGGAACTTGAAATTGCCGTTTTACAAGCTGAAAATAAAATTAACCTTGCACAAATAGAACTTAATAAATCAGAAAGTGAATCAACAAGTTCCTTTAGAGGTAACTGGCGTCCAGCTATTGGGTGGGTTTGTGTTTGTGGGTTGTGTTATCAATTTCTAATTATGCCAATATTTCCATGGGCTGTGAAAGTTATAACTATATTGTCAGCAACAAGTTTTTCCATCCCTCCCCTGCCACCTCTTGACATAGGAACATTGATGACAATTATTATGGGCATGTTGGGTTTGGGTGGAATGAGAACTTTTGAGAAAATAAAAGGTATAAAATAAAAAGTTAAAAAGGAGATTATTATGACTGTTAATAATTCTGTAAAGTTTATAAAAAAACATGCTGATGGTTGGCTTAATTTGTTTACAAATATGGGAATAAGGGGAAAGGTGTTGAAACAACTTTTGATAAAGCACCACGGTTTTCAAAAGGAGAATTAATAGAGTTATTCCGGGGTGATGGGTTGGCATTAAGAGTTATTAAAATACCAGCAGGTGATATGCTTAGAGAGTGGTTTAAAGTGGTTGGTGATACAGATGGCTATGTACTTACAAAATTAAATAAAATAAAAGCTAATTTTATTTTTGAAGAAGCATTACTTTGGGACCGTCTTTTTGGTGGTGCCATAATATTGATGTATATTGACGATGGTGGTGATTTGGATAAACCTGTAAATATAAACAACATAAATGATATACTTGGTTTACAGGTTTATGATAGATGGGATGTTTCATGGTCAAGTGTAGATTTATATAGTGATGCCTCAAAAGTAAACTATGGTGAAGTTGAATTTTATACAGTAAGTAATATATCTACTGGTAGTACTTTTAGAGTACATGAAAGTCGTGTTTTGAAATTTACAGGTGAAACAGTTCCAGCTATTACCAGAATAGAAAATCAAGGTTGGGGTGACAATATTATACAAGCCATATATGATAGATTAAGAGGTTTGAATGATGGTTATGCTGGAAGTGAAGTTGTCATAACAGAATTTGTAACAAGTACAATGACCATAGATAATCTTGGCGCTTTACTTGCTTCTCCAGATGGTAATAAAATGATTCATGATAGATTAGAAATTTTGGATATGTCAAAGCATATTCTTAACACATATCTCTTAGGTAAAAATGAAAAATTTGAAAAAGCAACATCGACTGGTGTATCAGGAATGGCAGAATTAATTAACCAATTAATTGATGCTCTTGTGGCAGTGTCAGGCATTCCAAGGGTAAGGTTATTTGGGGAACAAACAAAAGGGCTTGGTTCAGAAGCAGCTGGGAATATAAGACTTTATTATGATGACATTGCTGCTTTACAAGAGAAAAAACTTAAAGTGCCATTTGAAACAATTACAAAATACATAATGCTTTGTAAAAATTATGAATTTAAAGGAAAGGAAATTGATAATTGGTCAATTTCTTTTAATCCTTTATGGCAACCAACGGAAGATGAAAGTGCAAAAACAAGAAAGACAGTGGCGGAAACAGATAAAATATATTATGATATGAACCTTCCTTCAGAAGTTATTTTTATAAGCAGATTTGGTGGTGATTCATATTCCTCTGATACTTCTTTGTCAAAAGAATTAATTGAGGCGTATAATGATGTCATTGAATCAAAAAATTTTGGAACTGATGATCCTGATGATCCTGATGATCCTGATGATCCTGATGATCCTGATGATCCTAATTACATTGACAAAACAAAATAATTTACTATAAGGTAAAATAAAATGAACAATCTTTTTTATTTACATTTAAAGGTTCTTGGCTTATCTAATAAATTAGATATTACCAAAATAAAAAGGAGAAGGGTAATAGGACAAAGACCAGTTAGAAATCAAGAAAGAATTTATGAAAAATTCCTTCTCTCTCTAATTCAAGCCTGGAAAAGTAATTTTTTAACTAGCATATACTCACATTTAAAAGGCATCTGGAATGCCGCTTCCATTTTAAAGCCTAAAATGGATAGTAAGTATAGGCTTGATAGTTTTGATGATGATTTAGAGCATCTAATGAATGAGTATAGTTTATACTTGGAAGGTACTATTAAACCTTTAGGAAGTTCTTTAAAAAATATAGGGCAAAATGTAGATAAAAAGAACACAAAACAATGGCAAGCAGTTGTAAAAAATTTAATAGGTGTCCCAATATTTGTAAATGAACCTTGGCTATTAGAGCATATAGACAGGTTTGTTTCCCAAAATATTACTCTAATAACAAAACTAAAAGATGAAGTAAAGGCAGATATAACAGGAACTATACAAAGAGGAATAGCACAAAGTAAACGTGTAGAAACTATAAAAAATGAAATACTTGGAACAAAATTAGAAAAAGGTGTTTTTAAAAAAGTGGAAAAAAGAGCATCTTTAATAGCCAGGGACCAGGTTAATAAATTAAATGGGCAACTTTCAGAGTTAAGACAAAAAGAAGTTGGAGTTGATAAATATTACTGGAGAACAGCCTTTGATGAGAGAGTAAGAACATCTCATATTATGTTAGAAGGAAGATTGTGCAGATGGGATGATTCTACAAAATATTCAGATGATGGAGGTGTTACCTGGCTTGATCGGGGTAATTTAGGTGCAACAATGTATCATCCAGGACAAGACTTTCAATGCCGTTGTTGGGCTGAGCCTTATTTTGAAGATATTTTAAATTCAGTTTTATCACCAATAGAAGTATCACCAATATCAACACCATCAACAGCAGCATTGCCAGCAGCATTGCCAGTATCAACACCATCA